AGATACTCAAAGAATGTCAACTTCATTTCTTTTTGTGACATTCCACAGTGTTTTGCTGCTTGGGGGAGATTCCATTTTGCGCGAAACAAGTTCTCATTTGCTTCCTTCACATTTTCTGGAGTTGTTTTCACTGTTTCTTCTTTCAGTGCTTTGTAGCTAATGCGATAAGGATTCATTTTCAAAAAAGTATCGTGCGTAAAAATTTGCCGGGATTTTTTTCCCCCAAAAATGAAAGCTAAAGTGGATTTGCGTATGAGAGTGTCTCTTCATCCACTGTAGCACGAACGAACTCTAACACGTTCATAAACTCTTCAACAGTATCACAGGTCACTTGCTTTTCTGACCCTTCATTAGAATACAGATACACTGTACGTTTGATAGGATCCACCACGCATCGTGAGAGGTACTCGTCTTGCATCAGTTCGTTTCGTGATTACCCAAGTATCATAACACGGTGGGGTGGGGGTGTCAAGGGGTATATGGGGCAATATTTCCAGGATAATCCTTGGCGCTCGTTCCCTCATATTCACTGATGTTCCTTGGTACATCCTTTCTCTGACCATAGACAACATATGAACACTTAATAGGGCCGCCAGAATTATTCTTTACAATAATTCTCTGTCCCCATTCGATTTTATCTACATATAATTCTTGATAAACGCCAATTGGAGTTAGAGAAACACCAATAGTATCAACATCAACAAGGTCTTTCCAGTATTCGGGAAGTTCAATTACAGTTTGATCCTCCAACTTTCCTCTCAAGTAAACTTCAGCCTCTGGACCTTCAAGACAAATGTATCTAAGGCGATGGCCATCTTTTGATGGATGCTGAATATCAAATGCTTTTACAGAACCAACGGTGTTTCCGTACCAAGTTCCAACAAAATTAGCAGCAGTGACAGTTCCGATAACTGTCACATCGCCACTAAAATTAGTATCGTTTGCTTCTACATTAAAAGTTGGAATTGGTCCAGTATTTCTCTCTAAAGTAACAACTGAGGTACTAGTTCCTTGCAAATGCATATAAACATAATCAGGAGGAGATTCAATACTCTTTACTAAACACATAGAAACATCAGTTAAATTAAATTCAGTTCCCTCATCAAAACTGAACTCATCATTATCTCTATAGTCAAATGGAGTTCCTGGGCCAGCAAACGTTCCGTACTTTTCAAATGAGAATGCCATCAGTCTTCTACCTCAACGATTAATCTTTCAACATCTTTTCTTGTTCCATAAACATGGTAAAAACAATCAATTGGAATACCAGGTTTTGCTTGCAAATAAACTTTATTGTCTCCAATTCTTTTCACGATAATATCTTGATGAGATCCTACAGGAGTGATTGATACAGTTATTGTAGTATCATCTACCAATCCTGTCCAGTATGGAGGAAGTTGAATATAATCTTTTCCTTTCAATCTACCCCTATAATATACACCATTCTCGGGACCTTCTAAACAAGTATGGACCAACTTTTTACCAGGAACTGTTGGGTGATCAATTACAAAGTTTTTAATTGATGCTTGAAGTATTTTAGTTCTTACAATTTTTGCTTCAATATATTTTGATTTTAAAACCAAATCAACTCTAACCCAATATTGAAATCTGGAATAAAATTTACTCCATAGAGAATAAAGAGGAGACAAAGAATCAGAATTAAAAGTCTGACCAACCATTAATGTAGCATCAACAGTAGAATATTGTGTTGCTGCGCCAACCTGGGCTGGTCCTTCAATAAAAGCAGCACCATTAATTTTGGCAGGACCAACACCCATCATCGGAGGAGTTCCTGCACCCACCATCAATTGTCCACCTGTTGCCAGGTCATCCATACACATTGACATTTTATTTCTCCTTAAAATTGAATTTGTTGAACTTGGAAGTTTCTTCCACCGACTTTAGAGTCTCTGTTTGGAGGACATACTGCGTCAGTCGTAGCTCTAATCAAAGATCCATACATCTTTAGACAACTATTTGCAGCAACATCAACCCTTCCACTTGAACACATTTTAACTTGACTTTTAGCATTTGCTATTACCTTTTTCCCATCCAACTCAATAGTTTCGGTCGCTTTCATTCGGATGTTTCCTTTGGATCCGCCTCCACCAACTGCTATTAAATCAATATCAGTTCCTTGAAGTAATAGTCTTCCAGTTTTAGCAACGATACTTATATCTCCATTCCAAGTATGAATCATTAAGGTTTTTTCACCTTCAGATGAATCTTCACCAGAATCCATACCACAATCTATTGTTATTCTTCCCGGAGCAGTAATTTGAGTTGCCCCTTTTCTTGTAGCATCTTTATCAAGAACAATAGAATGTCTTCCATCAGATGCTTGAATGAGAACATCTGCTACACACTCACCCTGTTTATGAATATGACCAAAGGTTATTGATCCATGGTCATTTCCATACCTAATAGCAGTATAATTTTGCTTAGCTGTATTATTTTTTGAAATATTATCCGCTAAAAGTTCTTCTCTACCTGCCTTGGGGGTTGTTGCTAATTTTGTGTTATTGGTGTTTGGAGCAGTTGCCATTTGAAATGAATTTTAATATTACTATTTAACCACTTTAAATAAGGTTCTGTGGAGTTCCTGGAATATTAAGAGTTGGATCGTTACTTGTAATATCAGTACCAGATCTCTGAATTGCACTTGGAACTGTTGTGACTTCTCTAGTGATGCTTTCTTGTAGTGTGTCGTAAACACGAATTGGAGTTCCAATTGTCTTATAATATCCAGCAAACCTGACTCCGTTCTCATAGAAAACAGCACCATAGTATGCTCTACCATTAACATAACCAGTCTGCTTAAGACCAACAAGATCAGTAACCTGAATGAGATCAGTAACCTGAATGATTTCTTCTGGTTGGGGCAGTGGATCTCTTATAACTCTGAAGACTGGCCTAAACGATGCATTTACACCAGTCGTTGATGGCATCGTGATAGATGGATATGAAGTGTAACCAGTTGTTGGAGTAACCTGGACACTTTGAATTCTACCAAAAGAATCGCAAGTGTAAGTTGGATTAGCTCCCAAATCAGGCACTATTTGTATTTGGTCAACTCCACAATTGTAATTAATGCCAGGATTTTCTACAACTACCTCAGATAATTGAAGCAAAACAGGGTATCCACCAGCAGTTGGAGATGGTGCAATATATCCATTTCCAGGATCTTCTACAACAACATCAACAACTACTCCAGTACCACCAGTTTTTATAATACAGGGAGGTGGGATTAAAATTGCCGATATTGCCATGGGATTATCTACCCAATCAGCAGCAACATTTTCAGATAAAACTGTTATGTCTCTTTCAATCGTAAGAGATACTCCCATTGGATTGGTTTCAAAAATATCAATACCATCAGCAAAGTTTTGTAGTTCTATAGCAAGATCATATGTCCCTGCCGTAAAATTGACGTTGATTACAGTAGGATCATCACTTAGAAAATCAGAACTTCTTGCAATTTCAACTCCATTTGATTTCAAAACTGCTTCATTATCAGCAGCAAGTTTGATTTGATAAGTTCCAGTTTCTGGGAAAGAAACACCTTTCCAAACTAACACAAATACACCATTTATATTACTATCTGGTTGATTAATTTCATCAAAGACATTTGGAGATATTGAATACTCATTCATAAAATCTCCCCACCCAGTTCCATCAACTCCTCCAGTCGTAAGGTTGAATGGGAACAAAGGTGGTCCAACATATGTCACGCCATTTCTTGTCTCAGTCACTGGATCAAGACGAGGTGCATCAGAAACAGGAATTTCAAAAGTTATATCAAAGGTATCTCTACTATCGCTGATGGACCTTTTATTAGAACTGGTAAACAAACCTTCAGTAACTTCAACAACAAAATCATTATTATCATTTGCACCATCAATATAATCTGCAAAAATTTTATTTGATGGATCTTGAGTTTCAGAACTCCCAGACAACAATCCTTGCTCATTAGTAGCATTTCCACCAGAAACAACTTTATACTTCTTACCAACTTTGATTGTCCTAACTTCAGTATACGAAGAAAATCCCTCACTTGGACTTAACAGCGTAAAAGTATCAGATCCATCTTCTGCTATAAAAGTGAAAGAAAGACTAGTTTGACTATCATTTGAAACATTAAAGAATACTTCAACAGATTCTGCAATTCCACCATCAACGTTTCTCCAATCTTTTGTGCTAAAGATTTTTTGTTTGACCAAAGATGAAGAAATCTGAGCATAATTAGAAACTTGAACATCAATTTTATGAGTTCCTGCTTCTAAAAATACTTGAGTAACTTCTGGAGTTTCTGTCGCATATGATTGTGCTTTAGCAACTTGAATCCCATCAATAAGAACTCTACCAGCATTATCTGCAGTTGCTTGAACACCATAGAATCCTCTAAACGGAAGTTCAACATTCCAACTATTTGAAAATTGAATTCCAGATGCATCACTTCCAAAAGTTTCCAATGGAGGAACTGGGGAAAGTGCATAGCGATTCATAAAATCACTCCAGGCTTCCCTCTCACTATAGTTTACAGGGAACCACTGATTTTGATATCCAGGAAATCTTGTACTCCATATTGGATTTGGTGGACAAGGCCCAGAAACTGGAGGAATTTCTTGTGGTATTGCTCTGGGTGGTTGTTCAATTACCAGGGCAAATCCCATTGGATTTTGATTCCAGGATAAACTGGATTGCACCTTTTCCTTTGTAAAGGAGACATTGATATTAACAGCGATAGACATTGGATTGCCATCACCAAGTCCTCTAGTGGTTCCTCCAGGAATTTGATAAAGTTCTGCTACTATATCATATGTTCCTGCAGTAAAATAATAAGCACCAGTTAAGTCTGCATTCGGAACACCTGGACTTCTAAAGCCCCTATGCTCAATAACAACACCACCAATCGTAAGAGTAGCATCGTCGTCAGATGCTAATTCAATAATATAATCCCCATTTACTGGGAAAGTAACTCCACTCCAAACAATTTTATGAGTTCCAGGATAACTATCAGTTTTAGCTTGCTGTGTAGTAGCATCAAAAGGAGCAACTCCATAACTGTTCAAAAGAGTTGAAATACTACTTACGTTAGAAGCAGTTCTCCAAAGAGTTCTATCTGCTCTATCAATGTAATCAACTGTATTGAAAACGTTTTGAGTTTCGAAAGAATTTAACTGGGAAGAAACTTCTTCTGTCTGAGGTTGATCAACCAATTCTGCACCAACTATGGCAACGAAGAAATCATCTTTTCCTTCAGCAATATTGTCACCAGTATATGCAACAATTTCTATACCTCTATCAACTTCTGTTGCTCGACCTTCAACAATTGCTAATCGATCACCACCAGTTTGAACAATTGGCCCATGAAGAACTCCCCCAGGAACACCATATGTTCCACTATCATTTGAAACATCCTTTATATCTTTAAAAATGAGTTCAGCAAACTCAATCGTATGATCTCTACCAGCACCACCCTGAGAAATTGCATAGGTACTAAATGTAACATTCACTGTAGATTGTGGAAAGGATGTTAGATCCAAATATATTTCACCATCTTTTTTAATAAAGAAAGCAGATCCTGGAGTTATTGTTTGAACTTCATAGATTGGAGCATTAAGTAAATCAACCCTTATTGTATGGATACCCTCCTGAATTTCTTTTGTTATAACTCCAATATTAAAATTTCTGGCAATTGAGTTAAGGTCCGAAACATAAAGATTATCAATGTATAATTTTCCTTTATTGTCGCAGAGAGTTCTGAAAACATAGTTACCAGTAGTTGGAAAATTTTCTTGCCACTCAAAAATAAAAATCTTTCCAGCATTATCTGTTCCAGGAACATCAGATGGAGCTACTGGAGAAATTGCATACTTGTTTAAAAAATCATTCCAACGAGGGGAGGTAGCATCGTTAGATGAAAAAGTTTCACTCTGAGAGGTTATACTCAGTGGTTTATTATCTCTTGTAGTCCACCAAGGATTTTTTAGAGACTGTTGAAACTCTAGAATATCAGTTAATATAGGATCTTCTCCAGGTATTGGGAGATATTTTGCAGGATCCCATTCACCAACATCTTGCCCATCTTGATCATAAACTCTACCATACTCAACAGTGTCACCTGGATATTCCTCATAAGTCTCAAATGGTGCTCCACCCTCTACAGTATCAGCAACAGTTCCCAATACTGATTGTAAAATAGCGCCATTTCCAATCTGACACTTGTCAACTGCCTTTGTTACAGGGGGATATTGATATCCAAATCCACCACTCACCAAGTCAACTGCAAGTAAAGCTCCATCAACACCAACGACAGGATTTCCGTATGCACCTATTCCACCACCACCAAAAAAGACTATTTCTGGAGAAGTACATTCTTCATAAGTCTGCAGTCCACCGCATTCATCAGTGGAAGAAACAGTATCATTTTCGGTTAGTTCATTAACTTCATTTATATTGAGATATTTTATATTGGTATCACCATCCACAAATATAAAAGTTGTTCCTGGATTACTTTTAGCATATGTATTGGCATCACGTATCGATACACCAGAAACGTATCCCCTAGTTGGATCGATGTATCCAACCTTAACATCAGTTTTAGTTTGAGGACCGAATTTAAAAGACATATCTTTTTCTTGCTGACCTTATTTATTGATTTACTTAAAGTAAAGTGAATGCATTTTCTTCAACAGCGGCCGCTTGAGTTTCTGCATTAGACTGTCCAACTTGCAGGTTTGAAGTTGAAGAAGTTGGAACAGCATAAGGAGTTGTTGTTGAAGTAGTTGCCGTAGTGGTTGATGTTTGTGCTGCCTTATCCACGTTACTAGTAGTTGGTGCATCTTGTGCAGGAGCTGATGCACCACCATTAGCTATAGTATAATAATCAGCCGATGGACAACTTGGAGTAAGTTCACATCCTAAAATATTCAATGAAATATTTTCAAAAGAAAGAGCACCTGTTATGCTGCCAGTAATGTCACCAATTAATGATGATGCATCACTAATCACACCTGATATGTCACTTATTCCTCCCAACACGTCATCAAGGAAGGAAGAAACACTATCAAGAATATCAGTTGTTGTGCTTTCAATTTGATCCATATTTAATGCAATCAAATCACCAACTAACTGTTCTGTGGAACAACTTGGAACTGTTGGAGTTATGATAGTATTCTCATTCGTAGGTTCAGGAAGTGATTCTGGATCAGTACTTAAAGCTTCATCAAGAAGAGCTTGAACTTGTCCACACAGATCATTGGTAATCCCATTGTACAAACAAGTTAAAAGTTCAGTTATAATATCTTTGATGTCTATGTACAAATATCTCTGGTTCGGAAACATAAGTCCGACAGTAGGAGCAAGTGCTGCATTAATTTGTTTTAAAGAAAATTCAAATATTTTATCAAATACTATCTTCATATATTTTGCAATTTCACATGCAGCATTACTAATGATTGATTGTATGTCTGTTATATAACTTGATACTGCATCAATATAACTTTGAGCAGCGTTTAGATATTTGTCAATTTCTGCTGTAAGGTTTTCAAGTTCTGTTTGGATTGCTTTAAGAGCAGATCCAACAACATCACAAGGGCTCATTAAAATCATTTTCTTATTATAGTAATCATTCCTAGCAACATCCGCCGCACTCATTTCGTGAACAGCGTCTACATTTTCTTTTGTTGCTCCAGATGCAGCAGCACCTTGAGTTGCAGAAGTTGAAGTTGATGAAGGATTAGTAACAACTAACCCCTCCTGAGGAACTTTTATGTAAGGATCTTTATTTCCATCTGCAGGGGTCGCATGTCCACTTGTCGATGAAAAGTTTGCCTTATCTGTACCAATCTCTCCACCAAGAGCAGTCTGAGCATTACTACCAAGAACTCCCATAATAACAGGAACTTGTTGATCCTGCCCGTCAAGGAAGAAACCAAAAACAAAATTACCCTGTCTTAAATTAGCCGTTGCTCCTGCCTGCGCTTGACCACCACCACCAGTCACAGGATACATGACCTGAGCCCAAGGTAGTTGATCTGAAGAAATTGTAGTTTCTTCTCTATCGTGAAGACCTATAATCCTAACTTTACATCTTTTACCCCAACCAGGTATTTGATCTTTGGATTCAAACTTTCCAGCAAGTCCATTGTCTCGCCACGTTGAATCGCTGGCGATCTGACCAATCCACCAGTTAAAAGATCCGCCTAAAAATCCAGGATTAAAGAGTGTTCCACCTTCCATCAGTTATCAATCATCATAGATTTTACATTCTGCTGCATCTGGATGTTCATCACAATACATTTCAAATGCTGTTGGATCGTGTTCCTCATCTGGGTGATTGGATTGATACTTTTCAAGGTGTTCCAACTCATCCTCAACGTGGCGTCTCATTTGAGGAGATAGAGTTGGATCCTCTAACTTATCCTTGTCATCATTGATGTGTTGTCGAATGCTTCTGTCTGTCATTGTAAATTACTTGATGTGTGATTTCCAACCCTTCCAAAAGAATCTCTTGCAAGAATTAGTTTTGTGTAAGTTTCTTTTGGTGAAAGATAGTGACATAAGTCTGCTATAATATATAGACCCCCACTTTCTTTGTTTATTGTATCACTTTTTTCTTTATCTATTGGAGGAACATCAAGAAATACAACATCTCCAGCGTGTAATGAAAAATCTCCAGGTATTAAAACCTCACAAGTAGCAGCAAACAACTGATTATATCTCATCGTTGCTTGATTTAAAATCTGTTGTGGATTGAAATTAGGTTCTTTAGATTTTTCAATTTGTTGTTCCGTAGATCCTGAAGGTAATGTTCCCCTATCAATCAACATATATTGCGTTCTAGAAAATTCTTTATTTGCTCCTTCACGAACAAACTCATCATTTAATTTACAAAAATCTTTACCACCAAGTTTTAAAGATTCTTTATTTTTTTCTGAGACTGGATTTATAACTTCATAATAACAATTAAATGGATCGAAAACTATTGTACGGGTTGAGTATGCTCCCATCTCAAACTTTCTTTGAACATCAATTCTATTGTCTTTCTCATATTCAAGGGCTTTTATATCATACCCAGCAGGAATATTTTGACCTCTCGTATCTGGGGTTTGGTTATAAATGATTGACTTTTTTTGTTTTTGAGAGAATAACCCGTCAATTGATTTGAACTTAAATCCATCTGAAGTTTCAAAAAATAAATATCCAGCACTATAACCCAGCACTTGATTCTCTGCGGAAACTGATCTTTTAGATAACCAGTTTATTGAATAAAAAGGTTTCCAGTTATTACCAATGAAGTTATAATTATTAGAACATTCTTCTACCTCACAAGTTTTTTCAGAACCCAAAAAACTAGAACTTGAAAATATTGTTCTAACATAGTCAGATATCTTCCCATCAAATCTTTCATTCAATCTTACTTTATCATTCATTATAAGTTCTTTAGATGCCAAATCCAGTTGAACCATAGATTTAGTTGTTTGATCTGTAAAAGGAGTTACCTTTTTAACATATAGAGTTAGTTTTAAAGTATTGTCATTGTTGTCTGAAAATTTAAGAGAGACATTTTCACTTCCACAGATAGGTAATCCATCTACCGCTGTTTTATCATTAATAGCATTTCCAGAATCAACAAAAGTAACTTTGGCAGTAATAGCATCTTCCAGAATACTTTCAAAATATTCTAAAAGAACTGTTCCGCCAACAACACTAACAGTCTCTCCAGTTTTATTAGAACGAACATCAAGTTGTTCTATATTGGAGGGTTCTGCTGATTTTACTACTATTTTTCTTGACATTTTTT